AACCCATCACACAAGATGGTCTACGGATACTGGGCAAAGGTATAAAACAAGGGGTAGGGAAAGTCCCTACTCCTAATTCATTTTAATTTGGTGTTACAATCCATTCACGCCAACAAGGCGGTTACTTGAAGGAATCAAAATGAAACTTATCAGCATCGATCAAGCCTGCGGTCACACAACCGTTGTTGTTGAAAAAAACAATGTTCAGTATTGCGTGTTTGTTGACAGCTACGGCACTACTCAAAATGAAGTTTACGAAAACTCAAACTTCCGCAAAATTCGCAAAAACTCAAAGTTATACAGCGCTTTGTTTGGTTTTGCCGAGAGTCAGTTAGTTGCGACTGTTTAAGGAGCCAACCATGACTACTTTGTTCAAATTGGAAGAGCACCTCATGATGCTGTTGGTCGAAGACAAAATCTGTTTTGAAGAGGGCGACTGGGATCGTTTGGAAAACATTCGTTTGGCAATAGACGACACACGCGATCAGATCGAATCTTTCAAAAAGGTGCCAGCATGAAAAACGAAATCGAAACATCAATTCAAACAAAGGACGGCACCCGTGTGGGTGTCGACCAGTACGACGAAAGCATTTGGCTTTCCCTGCAAGGTCGCCGTGCCAGTATGCACGTCATCTTGACCCGTGCTGAGGCTGAGCAACTGCTGGCCAACCTGCAAACCGTCCTTGAACAATGAGCGAGACCATCATGAGCGACTACATCAAAGGATTTAACGCAGGTGTGGACTGCGTCCTGACCGAAATTGAGCGACTTGAGAAAACAGGGGCTCTGAGCCTCGATCAGCTCCTCAAGCACCTTGACCCTCAACGAGACCAAAAAACGGCTCAAACGCCAGATAAAGGGGCTCCATGAGGCTTTCTGTGATCAAGAGCGTACGAGTTACGCTTCGCGGAATACCTGATGGCATGACTTTAGAAGATCTATCTGAGCTTTTGGATAGATCAAAATACAACGTAAGGAAGGCATTAAAGAACATGCCTGACGTGTACATAGATCGATGGGAGGTGGCGCCAAGGGGGCAATACAAAGCCGTCTGGTGTGCCTGTATCCCCCCAACTGATTGCCCAAGACCAGATGGAAAGAGCTAATGAACTTTATGCAACTCAAGACGCCAGAGGAGCGAAGCGTAATAGCAAAGAAGGGTGTTGCTACGCGCAAAGCAAATAGGGAGCGACTTCAGAAGCAAAGGGAAGATGCGCTGGTCTACCCTGATTGGTTGAAGATTCAGATCGTTGCGTTGGAAACAAGGTTGGCTGAGCTAAGCATGTTTGAGAAAATGAGTGTTGTCTCTGCCGCCTTGACCAACAAAACCTTGCTGGACGGTGAGCAGATCGCTAAGCTGTCTCTCCCATGGGAAAAGTCCAGTGGGGTTTACTTCTTGGTGCAGGGTGAAGAGGTGGTGTACGTCGGGCAGTCAGTGAACATTTACTCTCGCATCGCACAGCACCCAGACAAGAAGTTTGACAAGTATGCCTTTGTACCGTGTGAGGTTGCGCTGTTGGACAAGTTGGAGTCGCTTTACATCCCCACATTAAAGCCAAGCCAGAACGGGACTTTCAGCAAACAAGAGAAGAGCGCGCCAATACGATTGGACAATCTCATAAGAATGATTTAAGGAGAAAAAATGGACGACGACGACATTCAGGAATACGTTCGCCCTTGGAAGAGGTTGACGGACGAGGAGATTCAGAAGGCTTTAGGCGTAACTGCTGAGAGCTCCAACTGGAACATGATCATGGTGCTTGAGTGGGCTAAGAAGATTGAAACCGCCCTGTTGGAGAAAAACTCATGAGCGAAGCAGAGCTAAACATCTGGGAAAAAGCACTGGGCTGGCGCAAAAGGCAGATGATCCAACGCCAGCTTGACCCCATCACAAACAAGATCAGGAACGACACGCTCGAAGAGGTAGCGCTTGAGTTTGACAAGATGCGTAATGGTGGAGACACAACACAAAGCTTTGCCGCGTACGTACGAGGACTCAAGCAATGACCGAAGAGATCTGGGCGCCAGAATGGATAGAACAAAACCCTGAGCTAGCAAACAAAGCTATCACAGAGCTACAGCTCAAGGTGCAGGAGCTCGAGTCAAAGTTAAAATACGCCACGGTAAAAGCCGCAAAGCTGGAAACACAAAACAAAGAATTCAAGCTAACTATCAAAGACATGGATCGAAGGATCATGAAGGGATTGAAGGACTGATTGCACACAATCACAAAGATCCGTTAAACTTTGCGTTAAAGGAGCTAAGTGATGGCAAAGAAACAAAAGAGTCTTCCCAGCGACCCAGTCGCCGATGTGACAGTTGAGCCGCAAACAAAAGAAGAGCCAAAGATAGGCAGACCGTCCATCTACACAGAAGAGCTAGCTAACGAGATCTGTACAAGGCTAGGACTAGGTGAGAGCTTACGCAAGATCTGCTTAGGAGACGATATGCCGAGCATGGCTACTGTGATGACTTGGTTGACCAAGAAGCCTGACTTTCTTGAGCAATACACCCGTGCGCGTGAGATTCAGGCTGAGACTCAGTTCGATGAATTGATCGACATTGTTGACCAACCGCCTGAGCTGAGCCACATCACAAACAACAAGGGAGAGCTGGTCGAGGTCAAGTTCGACTCTTCTTACGTGGCGTGGATGAAGCTTCGGGTTGACACCCGCAAGTGGACAGCCGCTCGCATGGCTCCCAAGAAGTACGGTGAGCAGAAGCAACCTGAGCAGACGTTTGATCCCATGGTGATCGATGTGGACGTTAAGGACATGATGGACGCCGCTATTCAACGCCTTGAGCTGATGCGAATTGGTTCATGAGTGATGTCATAGATCAGGAGGTGTTGGACGTCCTTGGCGACGAGGAACTGCGCAAGCGGATGAACGTCTACCACAACATAGCCTATGCCAAGCGCTCTAAATGGCTCTCAGGCGCGTTTGATCACCAAAAGCTACCCGTAGGCACATGGTGGTCAATCTGGCTCATGCTGGCTGGTCGTGGGGCTGGTAAGACCCGTACCGCGGCTGAGCAGCTTTGGTGGTGGGCATGGCAGAACGCCAATACTCGATGGCTTGTCTCAGCTCCCACATCGATGGACGTTAGAGCAACCTGTTTTGAGGGTGAGTCAGGTCTGATCGCCGTCATCCCACCAATCCTGATTAGGGACTACAACAAGGCCCTGCACGAGATCGTACTGATCAACGGGAGCCTGATCAAAGGTATCAGCGCCAGCGAGCCCGATCGCTTTCGTGGTGGTCAGTATCATGGTGCATGGCTAGACGAGCTTGCCGCATGGGAGTATCTTGACGAAGCTTGGTACAACATTCAGTTTGCCGTGCGTCTTAAAAAGGCAGACGCTCGCACACAGATAATTGCTACGACTACCCCACGTCCCAAGGACTTGGTTGTGGAGCTCGTGGGGCGCGAAGGAGACGACGTAGCCCTCACGACGGCATCTACCTACGTGAACCTTGAGAACCTGTCTGCAAGCTTTAAGAAGCAGATCCTGTCATACGAAGGTACTAAGATCGGCAGGCAGGAGATCCATGCTGAGCTGATCGACGCAGAAGAGTCAGGCATCGTCAAGCGTGAGATGTTCAAGCTGTGGGCACCCAACAAGCCGTTCCCTAAGTTCGAGTACATCATCCAGTCCTACGACTGCGCAACGTCAGAGAAGACAGCCAACGACCCGACCGCGGCTATCACGTTCGGCATATTCAAGCCACTGGATGGCCCGATGTCGGCTATGGTGATCGACTGCTGGCAAGACAGGCTCCAGTATCCTGACCTGCGCCCCAAGGTGATCGACGAGTACGACGTGGTCTACGGTGAGGGCAAGGATAAGAAGCGCGTTGACCTGATTCTTGTGGAGGACAAGTCCGCCGGCATAAGTCTTATACAAGACCTGCAACGTGCACACATGCCTGTTCGGGCGTACAACCCCGGTCGTGCTGACAAGCTACAGCGCCTGAACATCGTGTCCAATATCATTGCCGCTGGGCGTGTATGGATCCCTGAGAGCAGTGTCAGGAAGGGCTACGTTAAGGACTGGGCTGAGGGCTTCGTCTCTCAGATCTGTAGCTTCCCTGACTCGACGCATGATGACTTCGTGGACGCCTGCACTCAAGGGCTACGGTTCCTACGTGACGCTGGCTGGCTGGACATCGACGGCGCCCCAAGAGACGACTACGACATGGACGACTACATTGACAGCGGTATGGCTAAGAAGCTGGAGAACCCGTACAGCGCATGATGGACGAATGCAAATACCCAAGGTATCATTGGGCTAACAGCAACTCAGCGGGATAAGCCATGGCTGACGAAAACACACCAGCGTTCTACCCACGAGTCGGTAGGAACATAGCTAAGAACTTCAGATCGGCTCAGCCACCAGCCTTTGTTGAAGATCCCAGAGCGATGGATCTGCCCCAGTATGGCGACGTTGACTTAAGCGTTCCCACCCAAGATAACCTTGAGATGGGTAGACGCATGGCTCAGCGTCAAGCCGACCTCAAGCGCCAGCAAGAGAGAGACAGATCCCCACTTGAGAAGGTGGCTGGCGCATTGCAGACTGGCAGGCTCATGGGTTCAGCCTTGACTCAAGCCATCAACTCGATGCCTACCCGCATAGCCAAAGGTGATGAGGCGGCTGACAAGTTCATGCAAGAGCGCATGTATCAGCCTACACAACCTACGGCGTATGAGTACGCTGAGGACATCGGTGACATGCTTGGGCGTTTAGAGACCGAGTACAAGATCCCACCCATCTTGCCAGAGGCTATGGCTTTGCAGTTCCTGACTGGCCCAGCCACCTCCCAAGCCGCAAGAGCGACAGGCAGAGGTGTAGAGCAGGCTGGCAGGAAGCTTGAGAGCGCTATGGAGCCTGTCGTTAAGGGCGCTTTAGAGCAAGGCGGTCTACCTCGTGAGATGGTCATGGCGATGGGCGCTAACACGCAGTCCAACGTGATCAAGCCCAAAGGCGGCAATTGGATTGGTGGTGATGTTGAGCAGGCGCTTGATCCTTTAATCACAAAGGGCATAATTTCTAATAGAGAAATTCCATACGGCCCTGAGTTTGATTCTGCAATTATTAAACGCATAGCGGATCTTAAAGAAACCGCCAGTACACCGGGCTACAAGGGTGGCGCAGGACGAGTAGCAAGTATGCTTGAAGAAGACTTACAGGACGCTGTGAGCACTCAAAACAGGGTAAAAAATGCCGCCATAAACAAGTGGGTTCAAAGCAACTTGACCAACTACGTTAAGAAGGATATGGGTACACCAGATGACTCAGTCCGCAAGCTGGCAGAGCAAGACATCAGCCATTTACCCCAAGACTTGCAAAACATTGAAATGACTTGGACACCTGAAGAGTTGGCTAAAACACGCAAGCGTTTTGGATTTCCAGAAGAAGAGACCGCAACAAATCCAACTGCCAAGATGTGGGAGCAAATGGCTGACGAAATGATTGCTCCAAGCAGAGCTACAGAATTTGGGGAAAAAGCAAGACAGCAAAACCCTTGGCTTGAAAAACTAAACCCCTATGACACGGTCTACGAAACAATGCGTGGGATGCCTCAAGCTCTTAAATTTGACCATATTGTTGACGTGCTTCGTGAAGATCTAACTACTGGTCGTATCCGCCCTGAGCAACTAAACAAGGTTAGCATGGAGCAGGCAGTACGCCGAACCTATGAGTACGACCAAGAGCTGGCTAGGAAGATGGACGCGGCGCGTCTAACCGCTCGTGCTGAGTTGCCTGTCTATAAAGAATACCCAGAAGGACTAAAGTGGGTGGAGCTGAACCGCCCCGGCGATTTTGCCGCTGAGTCAGACGCAATGGGACACTCAGTTCGTGGGTATGAGCCCCCAAAAGGGCATCCTGATTGGGTAGAGGGTTCTAGTGATAGCGGTAGTTCATCATATGGTTTAGGTGGATGGGAGGCCATAAAAAGCGGCGATGCAAAAGTTTACTCATTAGTTGATGCCAAAGGCGAGCCTCATGTTACCGTTGAGGTTGGCAAAGCAAGACCAACTCAAGCCGACATTGAAAAGCAACCTCAAGAAGTGCAAGACGAATTTACAAGGCGTTTTGACAATTGGGTATATGGCATTGATTACAGACCAAGCCCAGAAGAAATAAAGCGCGAAACTGAACTTTTGTTTAGGGACATGAAAATTCCTACAAATGAACAAATTGTTCAAATCAAAGGTAAAGGCAACGCCAAGCCCAAAGCAGACTACCTGCCATTTGTGCAAGACTTTGTACGTGGTGGCAATTGGTCTGACGTCCGCGACTTTCAAAACACAGGCTTTGACTGGCAGACAACTGGCCCCAAAGGTATATTTGATGCCAAAGACGTCAAAGAATTAGAGCAAGCTGGTTACACAGTACCGAAGTTTCTGACTACACCTGAGAAGGACGACCTTGTACGCAAGCTGTACGAGTTGCAGACAGGTAACGACTACGATACTGGCTTACCCAAAGTACCACCAACCGAAGGCATGAAGCGTGGAGGCAAGGTCTCCATCTCCAACAACCCTGACACTATGATGCTGGAGCTGAACAACCAGAAGATGGCTGGCGGTGGAGCTATTGCTAAGCTAATGAGAGCCGCCCCTAAGAGCAAGGCTGAGATTGATGCCATTGCCAGACGTATGGCTCCACAGATGCTTGGTGAGTTTGTCCGTGGCAGAACTGGATCACAATCAGTTGCTGAAAAGACTCAAAAGCAGTTTGCCAGAGAAAAAGAGATGGTGCACGACATCCGTCCAACAGGTGCTGAACGTGGGTTGCCAAGGACTGTGGACATTGAGGAACTCAAAGACAACGTGATGGTTGGCATCGCTGGTGACCCAACGATCTCAGGCAAAACAATCTACTCTGTAAACGGTGTTCCATTGGAGAGTCCATCCCCTCAGCACGGAGGCCCTCTGTACGGCTTAGAGCACGAAGGCGACGCATTCTGGGCTTCTGGCTTGGGAGCGGCTAACCGTGTGCAGAACATTGCTCGTGAGGCTTCTAAGCAGTATGACCTGCCTGTGCTTGGGAACTACGTGATGATGGGGCCTGACTCTATTAACTACGCCCAGCATTACGCGGACGCAAACCTTGCCGCCATCAACCCATCGAAGATGAGCAGGGGACAGATTGAGGACTTCAACAAATTGGTTCGCCAAGGCAGTAAGAAGTCTGGCCCTCGCCCCTCGTTCCCGGGGATTGAGAACCCATCCGAAGCCTACCTGCACTTCTCCGTTGACCCAGAACTGCGCAAGCACTTCAACGCTTTGATGCAGATGCCAACGGTGACTCAGAAGTACAACCTACCAAGCGGTGTCGATATACGCCACGCTGTGACTGAGCCTGACTTGCGTGACTTGGAGATTGGTGTGACTGGCAAGTCTATTGGTCGCCTGCGTCCAGAGATAGAGGATCTTGGTTATTCTGAGCATCCAACGTACTCGCACGATATACCGGGGGAGTTTCTGGGATCCACCAAGTACAACATCCCTTACGAGCTGTCCTTCCCTGACACCGTCAAGTCCGTGCGCGAGAACCCCAAGCAAGCTCCACAGGAGTTTGGCTCGTTCAAATACGTCGGCCCTCGCCAAGTTATTGACCAGCAACTGATTGACGAGATCAAGCAGTACCAAGAGATGATCAAGAAGTACACTGGCAAGAAGAAGGGTGGAGCTGTCCACAAAGCCGAAGGCGGTGAAGTATCTGGTGACGACCTAATCCTTGAAGAGAGACCACTATGAGCCTCATTGGAGCACTGACTAAAGCCGCCAAGGCTGGTGAAGCCGCCAAGAAGACAGCCCCCTTCTACTCCGCTGTGGATGAGGCGCTAGGTAACTTGAAGCGCCCCAAGGGTACAGGTCTTGAGTTCTTGACGGAGGTGATGAAACAGCCCGGCGTCAAGAAGGCAGAGATCGCTGACCGTAAGCTTGAGCAGGCATTTAAAGCTAAGGGCAAGATGACCAAGGAAGAGGCTCAGCAAGTCTTAGCTGACAACCCTCCGCCTCAGCTAAGACAAAAGGTGTACGACGAGTCAACTGCCATAGACGAGGACGATCTTAGAGAGATGGTGTCCCAAGAAATGTTTGGTGTGCCATACAGCGATATTGGCTTTAGTGGTGCTCGGCATCGTCAGGTCTCGGATGAGGTCTACAGGCGCATGGACATAGACAACGGTACAACCTATGGCAAGTACAAAACGCCAGATGGTGAGAACTACCGCGAGATCTTGCTGAAACTGCCGCAAGAATCTTCCAAAATTACAGAGGCGGAAAAAAACTTTAAATTAGCTAGAAACACTTGGGAAAAAGACCCAACTCAGCAGAACTATGCGCAGATGAAAATGGCTGAGCAAGAACGTGAGGTAGCTAAAATAACGTCAGCTTCTTACAGGTCTGGACACTGGAAAGAAGACCCTAACGTTTTAGCCCACATGCGCGTCCAAGACCGCAAAGGCCCTAATGGCGAGAAGATTCTGCACGTCGAAGAAATCCAGTCTGACTGGCATCAAGAAGGGCGCAAGAAGGGATACAAGCCCGACAACTATGTCGAGCAAAGCAATAAGTTAGAGGATCAGTTCTCACAATTAAGTGAAAAACGCTTCCAACTTTTAAAACAAGCTGAAGCTATGCCTACGCATGGCCCAGAGTTCACAAATCTAATTGATGAGGCAAACAGTATCACCCCCAAGCTTATGCAATTGCAAGAGCAAAGGGACAAGATGAGGGATGTCATCAATTACGGTGTACCTGACGCCCCGTTTAAAAAGAACTGGCACGAGCTGGCTATGAAGCGCCTGCTGAACTATGCCGCTGATAATGGATACGACAGCATCGCCATCACGCCCGGTGCGGAGCAGGCTAAGCGCTATGACTTGAGCAAGCAGGTTGATGAACTGCTTTACAAGCAGAATCCTGATGGGACATATCAATTGTCAGCGCAAGCTCAGGGACGTGGAAACATGATGGGCGACGCTATCCCAGCCGACAAATTAGAAGATTATGTTGGCAAAGAAGTAGCTCAAAAAATTATTGATAACCGTGGACAAGAACGAAATCTTGGTGGCAGTGGTTCAGTGAGTCAGCCAAAAGATGTTTGGGGTTCTTTGTCTGGTGAGGGATTGCAGGTCGGTGGCGAAGGCATGAGGGGCTTCTACGACCAGATCTTGCCAAACTACCTCAACACCTTTGGCAAGCCATACGGCGCTCAAGTTGGCATATACGACATTGATATTCCAAAGATGATCAATGTTGGCTCAGGTGCGCAAACAGAAGTAGGACGCCAACAGATCCCTCTGCACAACTTTCCCATCACACCAGAGATGCGTGAGTCCATCAAGCAGAAGGGCTTACCCCTGTACCAACAGGTTGGCATCCCAACTGCTGGCGCTGGCGCGGCATCTCAGATGCTTGAGCCTGAAGAGGAAGCAGGCTTAGCCGGCGGTGGATCTGTTGCCAAGTTGGCCGCACTGGCTAAGCTCAAGAAGATGAGAGAAGAGATGACTCCACGAGCTGAGGCTGTTAAAAGCTTGATTGCTAGGGACGAGAACAGCTATCTACGGGACGTTGTACCTAACTCACTGACCAACCCAGAGATTGAAGCTGAGATCCAACGTATGGCGGCTCGTGCAAAAGCATCACAACCTGAAGTTAAAGAAGCAAAAGGCGGTGTGGTTAGAATGGCCAACAACCGCGACGCAATGTTCATGGAACTGAGCAACAAGAAGCTCAAAAGGAAATAAGCTATGGCGACACAATTCCCACAAGACCCTAACGCTGGTCGTTTCATCGATGGGTTAAAGGATCAGCAGGTAGAAGCTGACGAGGGCATGGAGTTTGAGATGCCTGACGACGACCAAGAGATCGAGGAGTTACCTGACGGGTCTGCCATTGTTCGCATGGACACCAAAGGCCCGATGGAGGACGAGGACTTCTACCAAAACTTGGCTGACGTGCTTGATCCCTATGACCTGAACAAGATCGCTCTGCGCTACATGGACTTGGTCGAGAACGACAAGAAGTCTCGTGAGGAGCGCGACAAGAAGTACGAAGAGGGTTTACGCCGTACGGGCATGGGGAATGATGCCCCCGGCGGTGCTACCTTCATGGGCGCCAGCAAGGTCGTTCACCCTGTTATGGCTGAAGCCTGCGTAGACTTTGCCTCTCGCGCCATCAAGGAGATGTTCCCACCTGATGGCCCAACCCGTACCAAGATCTTGGGCAAGGTTGACGAGGAGAAGATTGAGAAAGCCGAGCGCAAGCGCGACTACATGAACTGGCAGTTGACTGAGCAGATCGAAGAGTTCCGCGATGAGCAGGAACAGCTCCTGACTCAGCTCCCACTGGGTGGCTCACAGTACATGAAGCTCTGGTACGACGACAAGAAGAAGCGTCCTTGTGCTGAGTTCATGCCTATCGACAACATCCTGCTACCCTTTGCCGCGGCTAACTTCTACACAGCCCAGCGCGTCACTGAGATGCAGACTCTGACAGAGTGGGAGTTCAAGAACCGCATCCGCTCAGGACTGTACCGTGACATTGACTTGATCCGCGTAAGCGCTGAGCCAGAGGAAACCCACTCTGAGAAGGCAAACAACAAGATCGAAGGTCGTAAGTTTGAAGACAACGAAGACGGACTTCGCAAGGTCTACCACATCTACACATGGCTCGAGCTTGATGACGACCCTCTGACAGACGGTGAGTCAGCCCCCTACATCTTGATGATTGACGAGCACGAGAATGAGTGCGTTGGTCTGTACCGTAATTGGGAAGAGGGCGACGAGACTCAGACCAAGCTTGATTGGCTGGTTGAGTTCAAGTTCATTCCATGGCGTGGTGCGTACGCTATCGGTCTGCCACAGCTCATAGGAGGGCTGTCAGCCGCTCTTACAGGCTCTCTGCGCGCTTTGTTGGACTCCGCACATATCAACAATGCGGCGACCATGCTAAAGCTCAAGGGAGCCAAGATCTCTGGTCAGTCCCAACAGGTGGATGTGACGCAGGTTTGTGAGATTGAGGGGATGCCGGGCGTCGATGACATCCGCAAGATCGCCATGCCTATGCCTTTCAACCCCCCTTCACCAGTCTTATTCTCGCTTTTGGGCTGGTTAGACGGTGCGGCTAAGGGTGTTGTGACCACCGCTGAGGAAAAAATTGCTGACGTGAACTCCAACACCCCTGTTGGAACCACCCAAGCGCTGATCGAGCAGGGCGCGGCGGTGTTCTCCGCCATTCACGCACGCTTGCACGAGTCACAAGGTCGCGTTCTGAAGATCCTTGGACGTCTGAATCGTTGGTACATCGACGAACAGCGCAAGGGTGAAGTGGTTGCAGATCTTGAAATCACCAAAGAAGACTTCGCATCTAACACAGACGTGATCCCAGTCTCTGATCCGCACATCTTCTCTGAGACTCAACGTATGGCGCAGAGCCAAGCGGTGATGGCGTTGATGGAAAAGAACCCAGATCTGTTCAATCGCAAGGTTGTGGTGGAGCGGTTCTTGAAGCAGATCAAGGTGCCGGGCGTCAATGAGATCATGAGAGACGTTCCTAGCCCTGAAGAGCGCCCAGTCGCAGACGAAAACGTCGCCATGGCTCTTGGTCAGACAGGTTTTGCCTTTATCGATCAAGACCACTTGGCTCACATTCAAGGTCACTTGGACTTTGCCAAGGATCCAGCCTTCGGTGCAAACCCCATGATCGCGCCAGCCTTTATTCCACAGATGATGGAGCACGTCAAACAGCACATTACCTTGTGGTACTTGAAGCGCATGAACGGCTATGTAACGAAAGCTACTGGCAAGCAGGAGGCAGACTACGCCAATCCAGCGTTTACAGCCGAGATCGACAAGGTTTATGCCTTGGCATCCCAGCACGTTGCTATGGACAGCGAGAAGGCGTTCAAGGGCGTTATGCCTGTGATCCAGCAGATGATGCAAATGATGCAACAGAGCAAGGGACAAGCGCCTTTGCCACCCGAAGCTCAGGTTCTTATGCAAACAAGCATGGCAGAAACACAACGACGTGCGGCAAGAGACCAAGCAGAGTTGCAGTTGCAGGACAGACGCCTTACCCAAGAGGGTCAGGAGGGTGCCGCACGTATGCAAATGGAAATGGCTAAGCAACAACAGTCAGACAGCGTCAAGATGTCAACCAACTCGGCTGATAACCTGACCAAAGAACGTATTGAATCCGCAAAATTGACGCGAGACGCGGCGAAATTGCAAAACGAGCAGGCTGATACTGCAATGGCGCTTCAAATCGAAGCACAACGTAACTTAGGAGTTTGAAATGGCTACAACTAACCCATACCACAACGAAGCCGTGCCTATGCACAAGCGTATTGCCGCTGGCGAGAAGCTTGATGGCACCTCATTGAAGCCCTCTGGCACTCCAGCGCCAGCAAAAAAACAAGGGGGCGCACTATCGCAAGCTAAGAAAAAATAATGATATTCAATTTGGGTGATCTGATCGGCGCTATCAAGGTGCGTCAAGCTGAAATAGCTTCTTCTCTAGCGGCAGGTAATGTCGCGACATGGGAGACGTACCATCGCACGGTCGGCACAAACTTGGGATTGCAGGAAACCCTCGATCTCATTAACAAAATGTTAAAGGAAGACGAAGAAGATGAGCGATAACCCCGAAGTGTTGGAAAACGCTGAAGTGAAGTGGGCATTCCCCGCTGTTAGCCCGGGTGCTAAGCCATTAGGTGGTCGAATTTTGGTGCAATTACGTCGCACAAAGCAGAAAACGACAGGCGCAGGGATCATTTTGGTGGAAGAGACCAAAGAGAGCGAGAAGTGGAACAACATGGTGGCCAAAGTCATCGAAGTTGGCCCTCTCGCATTTAAAAACCGAGACA